TAATCCTTCGGGACAAAATCTTACAGTATATATTAACTCTATTGTTAACTCCATCCTGTTCAGATGTGCTTATTTTGATATTTATAAAGAACGGACTTCTCCTCCTCCATTTAGAGAAGTGTGTGCTTTGATGACTTATGGTGATGATGCCAAAGGATCGGTAAAAGAGGGATACGATGAATTTAATCATGTATCTGTTGCTGATTTCCTGGGTAGTCGTGACATAAAGTTTACAATGCCAGATAAAGAATCTGAACCAGTCCCGTTTATGCGTGACGAAGATGCGGATTTTTTGAAGAGAAAGAATATTTTTAATTCAGAGACTAATCTTATTTTTGGTGCTCTAGATGAAAAATCTATCTTTAAAAGTTTGCATTCTATATTGCGGTCAAAGCATGTTACAAATGAGGAACAGTGTGCGCAGAATATCGATGGCGCTTTACGAGAATGGTTTGCTTATGGGCGAGATGTTTATGAGTCTCGCCGAGCAGAAATGAATCGTGTAGCGGAATTGTCGAATCTCACGTATGCATGTTCTGAATTGGACACCACATATGATATGGCCTTAGAGCGATTTTCAGAAAAATATGGTGTTTTAGTATGGCATGGCTAATATACATTTTTAGGACCCGTTTTGTCAGACGGTCTGTATAACAGGGTAAAAAATTGACTTTATATCCACAGGATACCAGTATAATCATTATTTCACATTTTGATTGATTTGCTAGGCATGGATATATGATATGTGTGTGGAATTTACTATGAAATTCTACACTAAATGTGATGCCGGCTAGTATTTTGAGTAGTATGCTAGTCCAAGTTATTAAATGCTTACTAAAAATACAAAAATTAAAAATAAAACGGATGTGGCATATCCGTACAAGAAATTTAATGCCAATTTTAATGGTGAATACACGAGTAAGTGTGTTTGCCTTTCTTGCGGGCAGGCGTGTTACTCGTGTCGCTGTAAGAGTCAAGAACACGTGTCTTTGGATACGAATATTGTTTTGGCTCCGCAGTCGGGTGAGACGTCTATTCCGCAAGATAAATTTAATGTTAGAGTTAATCTGCCTGGTGATGTGACTCAAAGTCAAATTTTGGCTTTTAATGATCAAAATGCAGGTTGGGATTATCATGTTCCTAGTGAACTAGATTCAACCTATGGTCAAGCAGATAATTCTGACGATAGTCTTCAACAGTTCTTTTCCCGTCCAGTTAAAATAAGAAGTTTTAATTGGGGTACAGGAACAAGACTGTTTGAGAGTTTTAATCCGTGGCAACTCTTTTGGGAAAATTCTAGAAATATTAATCGTATTTCAAATTATAATCTTTTACGTTGTAAAATGTGTTTGAAAATTGTGATTAATGGTAATGGATTTCATTATGGGCGTGCAATTGCTTCATATACTCCATTACATACTAGTGATAATTTTACAAAAGATAGAGCATTTTTCAAAGAAGATATTGTGGAGGCTTCTCAGAGGCCTCACATATATCTTGATCCTACCAATTCTCAAGGTGGCACTATGTGTTTGCCTTTTGTTTGGAAGTATAATGCTCTAAGTGTTCCTAAGCAGGAATGGAGGGATATGGGTCAAATTGTCATATCGACTTTACAAAATTTAAAACATGCAAATGGTGCTGATGATAAAGTAACAGTTGCTGTCTTCGCATGGGCTGAAGATGTTGTATTTTCGACACCAACGAGTAATGAACCAGGTGCTTTGGTTCCGCAGTCAGGTGAGGCGGCTATTTCAATCGTGCCTCAGCTTGTACTTGATGCTCAGTCTGGTGAAGATGAGTATGGAGATGGGCTAGTATCTCGTCCTGCTTCTGTTGTAGCAAAGATTGCCGGTAAATTATCTAGCATTCCAATGATATCCCCCTATGCAAGGGCGACAGAAATTGGAGCTAGTGCCGTCGGTAATATAGCGAAAATTTTTGGTTTTTCGCGTCCTGTTTCAGTAGAAGAAATTATTCCTTATAAGCCTCAGGTATATGGTAATACTGCCAATACATCAGTTACAGATACATCTAGCAAACTCACATATGATATCAAACAAGAATTGACTTGTGATACTCGTACTATGGGTTTGGATGGTACAGATGAAATGGCGTTAAAATCAATAGCTTCGAGGGAGTCTTATTTGACTTCTTTTAATTGGGCTGTTGGTTCATTATCTGAGGATTTGCTTTGGAACTGCCAAGTGACTCCATTAATTTGGAGTTCAGTTGCTGAGTTTGAGCAAGGTATTCTACAAAAAGAGTATCATCTTCCCGCTTGTTGTTATGCGGTAGCGCCTTTTAGAAACTGGAAGACAACTATGAAATATAGATTTCAAATAGTTGCTTCAGCGTTTCACAAAGGGCGTCTTAAAATCGTATATGAACCAAGTGGCATAATTACGTCAAATGAATATAATACGAATTTTACACGTATTATAGATTTGGCTAAAGAGAGAGATTTTACTGTTGAGATTGGTTGGGGACAGCCTAATGCATATTGTAGAAATGCTCCACTCGATTCATTTAATGTTGATGCAGGAACTGGTGCTAGGCATAGCTCACTTCCCATTACAGCTACACAAGATGACCTTGCAAATGGTATTCTTGCTGTATATGTTGTAAATGATCTTACTGTGCCTAATTCAGCAGTTAATAATGATATTGGTATTAATGTTTTCGTATCCGCAGGCGATGATTTTGATGTCGTTAATCCAGATGAGTCATTAATTCAAAGATATTCATTTTTTCCTGAGAAGGATGCAGCTCTTCCAGCACAATCTGGAGAAGAGCCAGTTCAATCCATGCCTGATGCAACTAAGACGACAGATGAAAATGCACCATCTAAGCCGGAGCCAGATTTACAAATGGCTGCGACTATGCCGGAGGGTGATATGACTCAAATGGTATATTTTGGTGATCCAATTACATCAGTTCGACAGTTGCTTAAGAGGTATAATTTTTCACGTACATATTTTCCTAATGTTACTTCACAAGTAGCATTAAATAAATGGACGTTGGGTAATTTTCCCTCTTATCGTGGTTTTGAAACTAATGGTTATGATGTAGTTGCTGGTGTAAATGTAAATTTATCCCATATGACTATGTTGAATTATTTTACTCCTGCATTTGCGTGTCGACGTGGTGGCTTGAGATGGAAATATCACCATGTAGACATTCATGGATCGGGGTCGTCAGGCTCCCATTCGCGACAATGGCTGGCTGTTAATCGAGAACCCACTAACTTGCTTGGGTATGGTGATGGTAATATACCATTGCCTAATACTTCTGGTGCGAGCGCTGATAGAGCAGTTACAGCATCGTTTTTTGCAAAGAATGTACCTACTGGTAATTCTGGAGCAGCCTGGCAAGCTACGGATGTTAATCCCGTCCTCGAAGTTGAATTACCATTTTATA